TGTCTGTAATATGTTTTCATTAAAGAAAATATATCTCCAACAATAAAATCATTGTCTAATAATTTAATTTGTGTTTCTGGTAATAAATTTAGTTCTCTAGCTCTACTAGCTCTAGCATATCTAGGTCTATTAAATAAATATCTTTCGTATAATAGATCTTCTATATTGTCTGTGTATTTAGTTTTTTCAAATCTAATAAATGGAAAGTGTGTAGATAAATCATCAACTAATTGATTTAGTTTTTTTTCATTAATATACTTACCACGTTTAACTAAATCTTCTCTTATAATTTGTTTAAATAAACCTTTGTTTTTATCTATATTTGTTTTGTTATAAATAATATTAATATAATCTTCTACTAGCTTATCAGCATTAATTAATCTTTGTTCTAATTTTGCTATTTTATTTTTTATTTCTGTAATAGAATATTCTACAGTTTGTCCATCTACTTTAGATTTTCTAACAAAACTTTTTTCACCTTTTTTAGTAAGAGTTTCTAATATAGCTTTCCACATATTTAGTTCTCTTTCTATAGGTAATTTTCTAATACCAAGTTCTTGCATTTCATTACCAATAGGTTTGTAAACTTTTTCATCAGATATTCTTGCAGCTGCTGCTACTTCTGGTACATCATGCTGCATCTTTGTTAATCTTGTTTTAGTTACTTCTCTAGAAAACTCAGCAAGACTCATAAACTCTCCACTTAAATTATGTAAGTTGATACCGAGTTCTGTTTTTAAAGTTTTACCTTGTACTCTATTTACATAAAGCTGGTATTGTTCTTTAATACCTTTCATAGCTTCTATGTTACCTACTTCTCTCATACGAAGTTGAGTTTCAATAGATGCATTAGTTGACTGAAAACCATACTCTTTTGTATTTTTTAATTTAAGAAGTGGTGTATCTAATATATCTGCAATCATAGTTCTTGCAGTTTTAGAATTAGCTTTAGTTAATCTAAATACATTTGTCCAAGGACCATCTTCTCCAAACTTACCAAGATTACTTTTAATAAATCTTTCACCTACAAATTCTTCTTTAGGTGTAAGTTTTACTGAGCTTGATGTTTCATTAGCAGCAGCTCCTACTGAATTAACAGATGGTCTTTTGTTAGGATCTATAAATTTACCATCTTCATATATTTGTTGTGTTATTTGTTTAGGTGGTACATTTAAACTTTTATCTGCACTAATTACATTTTGTTGTACATTTGCAGGTACAGATCCTTTAGCCATTTTATTTAATATAAATGGTAAACCATAACCACCTGCTGCAACAAATGGTACATATGAATCTGGTCTAGTAGGTTGTAATTGTTGTTTAGCTATTTCTTCTGCTGTAAATGCAGTACCAAATATTTTTGCACTTTGACCAGCTTTTGTAAATAATAAAGCTGTAGAAGGATCTAAAAAAGCTCCAGTAATTCTACCTAAATGATACCAAGGACTAGCATAATTATGTTCAGCTTGTTTTGTAATTTTATCTATAATAGCTGTAGACTCAGCTGCACTTTTACTAAACATAAATAGATCATAATAATCTTCATATGGTCTAAGTTGTGGATCTTGTTTTGGATTATAGTTTTCATCTGCTGGAAAGTCTTGATGATTCATTAAATAATCTATAGCAATAGCTGGTAGATTTTCGTCCATAAAACCTGTACCAAAATCACTAAATTTAAATTGTACAGGTTCAATAGATTCTTTTATTCGTTCTTCAGCATCTGAAGGTGTAAAAGGATAAGCTGTCATCTAATCTTTCCAAGTTTACCACCATAAGAATTTATACCTAAATCATAACCTTCCATAATCATAGCATCTAAAAATTGTTGATTGCCTGGTGGGTAATAAGTATTAAATGCTTCTGATCCCATTTCATGTTCAACCATAAATTTAATAAGATCAAACATTTGATTATTGTCAAAAAAGTTTACAACATCATCTCTAGTCATACTTGTTTTTTCTTCTAAAGCAGAAAGATAAATAGAAGTATCTTTAGCATATACTGATAATATTTCTTCTATTGTTGGTTGATTACCATATCTTTTAGTTGTGTTATTATTAATTAAAGTTGAGTTATTAATCATAACTCTAACACCAGCTCTAATAGAATCTACAGGACTAGCAAATATTGCTGCTTGATTACCTGTATCTATATCAGTCATTTGACCATTCCAAGCACTATCAGTTTTCATAACTGCCATATAATTATTAGTTCTCATAGTTAATGGAATAGATTTATTATTGTAATTATTGTATGCCCATTGTCTAAATTTTAAACCTGTATTAGTTCTTGTATATTCTGTTTCATGTGGAGGAAATGCAGCTTCTAGTTTTTTATCTGTTTCAGTTAATTTACTATTAGCTTGTATTTGTGCATCATAAGATAAATGTTTATTAATCTCATTATTTATTTTAGCACCTTCATCATAATATGGTTTTAAATCTGCATCTATTCCCAATGCTTTGAATATAAATGCAAAAGGTCTTACTTCTGCTGGAACATCATTAAGTAATGGTATATCTGGATAAAACTTATAATCACTAGCTTCTATACCTAGTTTAATAGTTTTATATATAACACCTTTAGCAAAATCTTCATAAGGTCTACCATCTAATAAATGACCATATGTTTGTTCAAACATTTTATATTTTTTTTCTGCAAGATTATTTATTAGTGTTCCTCTAGTTGCATTTTTATTTTGTATTTTTGACATACCTGCAAAACCTGTAGGATCAAAATAATTTGTACCTTCTGTAAGATTAATTGTATATCCATCATGGTTTATTTTAAGATGATAGTTTGGAGTACCTGCATTGTTATAAGTTCCTGTAGGTTCTATAACAATACCTTTCATATTTTCATCTATTGCAATTTTAACTATATCTACAATATTATTTGCTTTTAATTTTGTTTTACCAATAATAGGTAAACCTGTATCTATGTTTATACCAAATCTTTCTTTTTTTTGTTCTTCTGAAAGAGTTTGATCTAAAAAATTAGCTTGTGCTTTTATAGAGTTTTCTAAAGCTTGACCATCTACTTTACCATATTTTTCATATGGATCTTTAATAAGTTCTGTTCTACCACTATATGAAAATCTAGTTGCACCATATCCTGCTTTATCTATTCTATCTAATGCAATACTTGCTGCGTGTTTAAACAGATCCTCACCTTCTCTATTAGTAATATCAAATTCTTTACTACCATTAAGGTGTGTTAATACTGCTAGTGTGTGTTTTAACCATTCAGCTCTTACTTCTGGTGTAACAAGTGTAGATGCAAACGTAGGAAGTACAGTTGTACCACTTGGTTCAAATACATCTGTATACCTATTTTTTTCAGACAAAAAAAACTTTTTGATAGCATTGGTATCAGTATTAATATCCATATCGCTAATAATATCCGCATATATTTTTGTTACTCTACTTACGTTTGGTTTTAAATTACTATTTATTTTTTCTTTATTAGCTGTATAGTTTTTAGCATCACCAGCTAATGTATTTAGTCTTGAACCTAATAACTTATCATCTGACATACCTTCTGCCATAAGATTATTAGCTTCATCATATATAAAAGCATTTTCAATATCTAAATTAGGATATTGAGCTTTCATAAAATTATATAAAGATAAATTTTCTCTAAACTCTTTAACCATTCCTGGATTATTAAAGTCAGCATTTACTTTAGTATTTAATCTTTTAAGTATAGGTTCTGGAACAATATCTTGTTTTTGTAACATACCTATTGCTTCTGCTAATTTAGGATTTTCTACATTTGTTAAATTTTGATTATTGATTCCATGTCTTGTTAATATATGTTTTGTAAATAATTTTCTTTCATCATCATCTACAAATTGTACTTTTTTATTTTCTAATGCTGAATTTACTTTAGTACCTATGTCTATATTTTTTTGAACAAAATCAATTGCATCATTATATTGTGTTTTTTTAATACCAGGAAAGTTTGTAGTTACATAATCATGTGCATTACTTACCTTACCATCTGTAAAATTTATTGCATCAAATTTACCACCAACATTTTTTTCACCTTCAAGATTGTAAGTTGTTTTACCTTCTGTTAATGCAGATACTGTTTTACCATTATGATCTTCATATAAGTTAAGAACTTCTTTTCCTATATCTTCTCTATTCATAGGGTTTGCTATGTATGCTTCATATTTTTTAAAAATAGGATTAGCTAGTTTATTTGCATCTTCAAAGTTATCTACTTTTATTGCAGCAGAATCATTACCTTGCATATATGATTGAAAATATACTAATGCTTTTTGAGTAGGTAATTTTCTCATTATATTATATACACGAAGTATTTCTGTATTTTTCAAATCTTCATCTAAATTTTTACCTAGTTTAATTCCAGAATATCTATTTGTTGCTACAAGTGTTTCACCTGCTCCACCATATACTTCATTAAGATTAATTAAGTGAGTATTTGCTGTATGATTATTTATATCTTCGACTCTACCTATATTATCTTCAACAATATTATTTGTTACAAATATATAATCATTTTCAAAGTTTTTTCTTTGTTCAACAAAACCATCAAGAACTCTTTGATCATTTCTAGCTTTATAATTTTTAGTTGCAAAATTCATATTAGCTAGATTTTTTTGTGCAATTATATTTGCAGCATAATCTCTATACACGATTGGTGTATTAGCTAATGTTGTTTTAGAAAAACTATCGACAGCATTTTTCATACCATCTGGATCAAATTCAAATTTTTCTTGTAAAGCTATATAATGATCTCTAGTTTTATTATTAAAGCTTACTTTAAAATCTACAGCTGCATCTGCTTCTGCTACTTTTCTAAAAGAATCAATAGCTCCTGCTATTGGTTTAGCTATTTCATTTGATATGTTAGTATCTGCAAATTTAGGTATACCAATATTATCAGCTAAACTTGGTTTTAATTTTACAGTTCTTTTACCTTGTTTTAATGCCATTAATCTCTATCTCTCCCAAATCTATAATCTGTTGTATCTGTTTCAAAATATTGTCCTTTTGCACCTCTTTCTTCATATTGTTTTGCATAAGATGCAGTTTTAAATCCACCAGCTATAATACTTGCATAACCACCAAACTCTTTTGCTTTACCCATAACTTTAGTTGTATATATTTGACTATCAATTTTTTGATTACCACGCATCATATTGAGTCTAATATTACCAATATCTTTTTGTGCTATTCTATCTATTTCAGATTGTACAGATAAGAAACTTCTACTATCATCATTATAACCAGATCCTGCTACTATAGCTCTATTAATTTTTTGTTTCTTAATTGCTTCTTCTCTAACATCATTAGAGTCTTGCAAAGCTTTTAAACTATTAAATTTTTTTTCTGTTTCGTATTCTCTTATACGAGCTTTGTTAGCTGCTTTCTGAGCTTGTATACCTTGATATGTTCCTACAGCTTGAACACCAAAACTTATAACAGCTAATGTAACTGGATCAGCACTCATGCAAATACTACCTCCACACTCATTCCTAATACCTTCATAGGTAATGGATCATCTTGTGATAATGTTACTGTTGGGCTTTTATCATAACCTAAAAAGAAAAATTCTTTTTTAGCTGTTACTGGGTTTAGGTCAGAACCACCAGTGAAAGTAACTTGTTGGACTACTAAAGACTTGGCAGTTTTATCAGCGGCTTTGATAGTTAAGTCTAAAGTAGAATTAAGATCAATGATGGCTCTAGAAATTCTTCTTGGTAATCCTGTTAATGGTCCTTCAGCTAATTCTTTATCAATAGGCATAGTTTCTAATATAGGTATAAAATTAAACCCAATATGTACACCAGTTGCTCTAGGTGTTGTTAGTGTAATAGTATCACTACCAGATACAGTAAACGCACCTAAACTACTATTACCATCTACACAATTAACTTGTTCATTTCTGTAGATTGTATTTACGTTGTGTAAGAATCCTTTAGTTAAAGTAACTGCTGCATTATCTGCTGGTGTTGCTGCTAAACTTTTATCTAAGTTTAATGTAAAAGATGTACCACCATTACTTGTTACAGCTTGTATTAAATATTCTGTTGCATTACCTGCTATTGTAAAACTTTCATTTATAACTGGAGCTGTAGAAAATCCATCTATTGTTACCGAAGCTCCAGATTGTCCTGCACCTTGTACTAAAGGCGTACCTTTTTGATTAAGTGTAGTTGTAAGTTTCATATCTAGTGTAATACTATCAGTATCAGCAAATTTTTCTAGGGTATATACAGTTGACCCATTAAGTTGTCTTTTTACACATACAACCAGATGTTCATTTAATGAAATTATAGATTGAAATAAATCATTAGTTCTAGTTGTCCATAATCCCCAACCTGCAATTTTTTCATCTCTAACAGAATGAAAGATAGCTAGTGTGCCTGGAGATGTAGTTCCATTATTTAAAAAGAAAGCATATTGTTCTGGTCTAGTTGCATTACCTTTTAATACTGCTATTTGTTTAGGACTATCAATTAAATGTTCTGCAAGTATAGATACAGCTGTAGATTTATAACCATCTTCAATATCAGAATAAACAAACTCTCTTATTGATTTACCATTTTTTTGTACAAAGCCAGATGCTTGATCAAATAATAATGGTGCAGTTCTACTAATACCATAAGGTGTTTGTCTTAATACAGCCACATTTGCTGGTGTAATAGTATTATCTGTAGCTCTTGGTACATAGTATTCACCACCATCTGTAAATATTTGTAAGTCTTTTACAGATAAAAAATGTCTAACTTCATTAACTTCTGATCCAGATATATCTAAATCTATAGCTTCATCAGCAGCTCCAGATCCTACATCAAAATTAAAGTATTCAGATATTCTAGATGCTAATACAGATGCAGGTCTATTCTTTACACCACCTAGCCATAGTCTATTATTGTGAAAAGATACTGCTTGTGGAAAACCATTTACTGAAGATATAGTTTGTTCTTTCCAGTCAAAATGTGGTCCAGTAGACCCCATATCTTCTAAGATAGTAATAGTAACTTCTGTTGCAGAAGTAAAGCCAGTTATAAATCCTTGCTTACCATTTACTTCAATATATTGATTTACATAAGCACTTGTAAATGCATTAGCTGATGCTGTAAGTGTTCTACCTGTACCTGTACTATTAGCAGATAAAGATACACTTATAGTTCCAGCAGCGTATTTAAAAAAAGGTTGCTGTGATTTATCTACACCACCTACACTAACAGAATCATCTGTACCAAATGCAAATTCTTGTACTTCAAAATTAGTTGCAGAAGATCTAAATATTTTTCTAGTAGGATTATCTCTATGAGCTACAAATATAGTATCACCAAATTGTGCAAAGTTAAGCTCAAAGAGTTGAGCTGTAGTCCAATTACAATTAGTTGTTACATTAGATGATAGTGCAGTACCAGATATATTATATACGTCCATTCTATTATTAGACAAAGCTATAATAGCTATCTCATCATCAGAAAATACAAATGGTATTAATCTAGACTCTCCAGGTAATGATGCTAAATATGTAGTACCTGGTCTTCTCATTACACCACCTTCAGCTAGTAATGAAAAGTTTCTACATTGTTTTGCACCATTAATGTAAGCAGGTGTATCTGTTCTTGTTGCTAATAAAGGATTAAGCTCTCCTGCTGAAAAATTTGTTATTACAGTTTTTAATGATCTTGCCATTATACATCTGTTCTCGTTGAGTTTCTCAGATTGATATATCTATTAACATCTAATTGTTTTGTTGTAACTTCTGAAGCATCTATGTTTTTAGATATTAGAAACTGCCTATCAGCCATCATTTTAAACTCTCTTATCATACCTGCATCTCTTGCTACAGATCCTGCAAATATAGATGCAAGTTCATATTCTAAAGCTAGTCTAAAATGTGCAGGAAAGAAATCTTCATCTACACGATATATGTAATCTAATATTACTTTATGTCCAGATCCATATGTATCTACAAAAATCATATCTTTGTATCTTGTATATGGAATTACAAAGTCATTAACTGTAACTGTTATTACTTGTAATACTCCAGGATTAGCAGGTAATTGATATGCGTGTTCATATCTAGCTTCTGGTGCAGCTGCTAATAAAGACATTTGTTTTTGATTAGTTGCAAACTTCCATCTATGTCTTGTAAGAGAAGACTGAACAATGTCTTCATAAACATTTGATGCTACTAATGCTTCAGTAGATCCATCACTAAAAGAAGATATAGGTGATGCACCTATCATTACTAAAGCTCTTGCACATATATCTACTTTTGTTGTTGCCATTATTTATTTTTTTTTAATTTTATACCTTTTCCAGAAACATCAAGATAAAAACCTGTTAAACTTTTCTTTTTAGCAGATTCATTCATACCTGCACCTAGATTTTTAATTTTAACACTATTTTTAATTCTGTGCATTAAACCTTTACCTTCAATATGTGTTTTATAATATGACATAGCCATATCTTTAGGACTATCGTCAATAGTAAGTTCATCAAATTGTTTGTAAGTGTTCTTCATTCCAGAACCATATTTAGATTTTTTGTCTGTCATAATTACTCCTAATAATTAAGTGAGGGCGAGTTGCCTCGCCCACACAAGTATCGTTATGCTAAAGCTACAGTTGTGACAGTAGCTGCACCAC